CTATTCCGTTTTGAGGTGATAATGAAGAAAACTTGCACAGCATGCGGTGAATTAAAACCAATCTTAGAATTTTACGCACAAAAGGGCTGCAAAGACGGACACCAGTCTCGATGTAAAGAATGCGCAAAAAAGGCTTCAAGGGAAACAAGGGCAAACAACATCGAATATTATCTAGCTTATGACCGTGCGCGTGGTAGCCAAAAGCATAGGGTCGAAGCACGGCTTGAATACCAAAAAACAAAGCGAGGCATTGAGGCATCATCCAGAGCAAAGCGAAAATACATTGAGCGCAACCCGGAAAAACGGAAGGCGCATATAGAACTCGGCAACGCCATAAGGGACGGAAGGATAAAAAAGAAACCCTGCGAAGTCTGCGGCACTAAAGCTGTTACAGCTCACCACGACGATTATAATATGCCACTTTGCGTAAGGTGGTTGTGCACGAAACACCACGCAGAGCTTCACAAAACAAGGAGAGTTGAATTTGAACAACAAAAACTTTTTGCATAGTTTTGCCGCCATGCCGGAATGCCGTTTTGACGGAGACGCATTGTACCGCACTCAACTATTTTAACGGTGGGTAGTCGTGACGTTCAGGAGGATTTAGCATGCGATACGAGGACTTTTTGCAGAAAAAAGCCGCGGTGGACGCGGCAACTGGAATACGCGCAGACGTTGGAATAAACCCGGCACTGTTCGAATTCCAGAAAGACATTGTTCGTTGGGCATTAAAGCGTGGTAGGGCGGCGCTATTTGCAGATTGCGGGCTGGGCAAAACAGCCATACAGCTAGAGTGGGGGAAGCATGTTCATGAGTATACGGGCGGCGATGTGTTAATCCTGGCTCCGCTGGCCGTGTCAATGCAAACCGTTAGGGAGGGCGCGAAGTTTGGCATTGACGTGAAGTATTGCCGCAGCCAAGAACAAGTTTCATCAGGAATCACAATAACCAATTATGAAATGCTTGGCAAATTTAATGCAGACCATTTTGCTGGTGTCGTCCTTGATGAATCATCAATTTTAAAGAGCTATACCGGGAAAATAAGAAATGAGATTATAGAGGCGTTCAAAAACACGGCCTTTCGTCTGGCGTGTACCGCAACGCCCGCCCCGAACGATCACATGGAACTAGGCAACCATGCAGAGTTTTTGGGTGTGATGAGCCGTGTGGAAATGTTAAGCATGTTTTTTGTGCATGACGGTGGAGAAACGCAGAAATGGCGAATCAAAGGGCATGCTCAAAATGATTTCTGGCGATGGGTGGCGTCCTGGGCAGTCATGATTCGCAAACCGTCCGATCTTGGGTATGACGACGGAGGATTTATTTTGCCGCCGCTTGAGATTAAACACCATGTTGTCAAAAAGAATGAGGCTCCCGATGGGTTTTTGTTCCCGGTCGAGGCGCTTACGTTGCAGGAGCGACAGCAAGAGCGCAAAGCCACTGTGGGCAAACGCGCCAAGCTCGCAGCAGAAATTGCCAACAACACGAATGGACCGTGCCTAGTATGGTGCAACCTCAACGATGAATCTGCCGCAGCAAAACATTTAATTGACGGCGCGGTAGAAGTGAAAGGATCTGATAAAAACGAGCACAAAGAATCTGCCATGCTCGGCTTTTCGGATGGCAGTGTTAAAACGCTTGTCACCAAACCAAGCATCGCCGGGTTTGGCATGAATTGGCAACATTGCGACACTATGATTTTTCTCGGACTGTCCGATTCCTATGAGCAATTTTATCAGGCGGTTAGGCGATGCTGGCGGTTCGGGCAGAAAAACAAGGTCACAGTCCATGTCGTGACCGCAGAAACGGAAGGGGCGGTTGTGAAAAACATTGAACGCAAAGAGGCTGACGCGGAGTTGATGGCGTCAGAAATGGTGAAATATATGGCGGGTATTAACACCGATGAGATCCACGGCACAACGCGTCAGACTGTTGACTATGCGCGTGGGGTTGAATCATCCGAAAATTGGACCTTATACCATGGCGATTGCGTTGACGTAACGCGGGAAATCCCCGACGACAGCGTGCATTTTTCGATCTTTTCCCCGCCGTTCGCATCGCTTTATACCTACTCGGCCAGCGACCGCGACATGGGGAACTGTAAAACGGATCAGGAATTTGCTGACCATTTCAGTTTCTTGGTGCCGGAACTGTTGCGTATTACTAAGCCGGGGAGGCTCTGCGCGTTTCATTGTATGAATCTTCCGACCAGTAAAGCGCGCGACGGGGTTATCGGCATTAAGGATTTTCGCGGGCAACTCATCAAAACATTTCAGGACGCTGGCTGGATATATCACAGCGAAGTGGTTATTTGGAAGGACCCGGTAACGGCCATGCAACGCACAAAGGCACTTGGATTACTCCACAAACAACTTAAAAAAGATAGTTGCATGTCGCGTCAGGGCATACCAGATTATCTGGTGGTCATGCGCAAACCGGGGGAAAACCCAGAACCTGTGTGCGGTGAACTTAAGTATTTCGCGGGCGATCAGTCGACGTTTAAACAAACGAAAAATTTGTCAATCGACGTGTGGCAAAGGTACGCATCCCCGGTCTGGATGGACATTAACCCGTCCAACACATTGCAGCGTACTTCCGCTCGCGACGATAAAGACGAACGGCACATTTGCCCGTTGCAACTCGACGTTATTGAACGGTCCTTGCAACTGTGGACCAATGAGGGCGACACGGTTTTCTCGCCATTTGCCGGGATCGGGTCAGAAGGCTACCAGTCATTGAAAATGGGTAGAAAATTCGTCGGGGTTGAATTGAAAGACAGTTATTTCAGTCAGGCCGTTAAAAACCTCGTTGAGGCCGACACCAACACCGCAGAGCAAATGTCATTTATTGCATAAGGAGGGGCACATGGCATCGGACAACCAGCGCAAGCACCACTACCGCATGATAAAACGAGTGTTAAGCGGCGCGATAGACCCCGCAGGCCCCGGAGAGATGGCCGACCTTATGCGCCACGAAGGGTTTTCCTGCTCCGAACAAAAGGCGGCGATCATCAAAGAGTTATGGGCCGAGGAAGACAGGATTATCCACCGCAATATGGCGAGGGTTTACAAGTGGAACGACGACCTTCCGCCGTGTCATAGATGCCACGCTAAACTGTTTGCGTTCTGCATGTCTACATGCCGCGAGTGCAAAGAATTCCAGGTGTGGGCTGGAGACGGCAAGCGTAAGCAGCATCTTGACAAAGCGGGGTGATTTCGGTAGATTGGAAGGTGTCTAGGTCAACATTCTCAGGGTTTCCGTTACCACATATTGGGACAGCTACGCCTTTATTGCGCGTTCAGAGCGGCCCCGGATCGCTGGTTTAAACCCTGCATGTTGACCTAGACACTCAACAGACGGGCCAGTGGTTCGGGCTTTTTTATTTTCATTTTATGGATGGTGGTAAATGAGCGTATCAACAATGGCATGGGCTTGGAAACAAAAATGTACTCCTACAGAAAAACTAATACTTTTAGCTCTCGCTGACCACGCAAACGATGATGGCCGTTGTTGGCCCGGCATGGAACGTGTCGCGCAAAAAACCGGGTTCACGAGACGAGCAGTTGTGAAATCTGTTAAATCACTCCAAGCCAAAGGGATACTTAGGGTCACGAACAGGGCAGTTGGCGGGTTGAAAAAAAGCAACATATACACACTAATTGTGGACGACGAAAACGCATCTCCCCGATGTGAACGAGGTTCACATCGATGTGAACCTGACGACCAAATAGATGTGAACGAGGTTCACATAGAACCTATAAAAGAACCATCAATAAAAAACAATATCCCTTTTTCTGAAATAATCAACTTCCTGAACGAAAAAACAGGGAAGGCATTTAAGCCAACAACCAGTAAAACAAAAAGCCTAATAACGGCCAGATGGAAAGAAGGTTTCTCCTTAGCCGATTTCAAGGCCGTCATCAGCACCATGGCGGGGCAGTGGATGGGCGACGAGAAGATGGAACCATACCTTAGGCCAGAAACTCTTTTTGGAAACAAATTCGAGGGATATTTGCAGCAAGGGAGGAATCAGCAGAAAGTCGTGCAACTCACCCCTAAACAGCGAAAGGACGAAGAAGAATGGACCGCCATACTCTCGCCGACATAAACGCAGAAAAGGCCGTGATTGGCTGTATCCTTGTCGATCCCGCCGCCATGGACCGCGTGTTTCTTGGCGTGGACGATTTCGCGTCAGAGCGCCATCGCCATATCTACGGTGCCATGCGCAAACTGAGCGACAAATCCACGCCTCCTGATCTTGTGGCGGTGTCTTCGGCACTGCGTGGCCAAGTAAGCGCATCCTACCTTAATGACTTGTGCACAGACGGGTGGTTGCCAACACACATACCACATTATTGCGCCAGCATCCGCAAGTTTGCCACGGCTCGGAAGTTGATAAACGCTTGCCGGGAAATTCAGGACGCGATCGAAGACGACAACGCTCTGGATTTAGCTGAGTCAAAAATTATGGAAATTCGCGAGGGCGGCGGGGCCGAACAAACGGCGATCCGGGTTAAAGATTTACTCGGACCTGTGCTGGCTGAAATCGAGCAGCACTACAACAACAAAAGTGCCATTACCGGCATCACGACCGGCTATACCGAACTGGACCGCATGACTTCGGGGCTGCAACCGGGGGATCTCGTTATTCTCGCCGGTCGTCCGTCGATGGGAAAAACAGCCTTGGCCGTAAACATCCTTGAAAACGCAGCGATCAAAGGGTTCAAGGGCTTGGGATTTTCCTTGGAAATGGGCGACAAGTCGCTGATTAAACGAATGCTTGGCTCTATCGGCAGAGTGGATGGCCAGCGGCTTAGAACCGGGCAGCTTATCGAGAGCGACTGGCCGAAACTGATCCAGGCATCGGAAACTATGGCGTCCATGCCGATCTGGATTGACGACACGGCAAGGCTTGGCGTGATGGAGTTGAGGGCCAAGGCGCGACGACATAAACGGCAGCATGGCCTTGACCTGATCGTGATCGACTATCTGCAACTGATGAAGACACCCAAAGCCGACCGGCACGATTTAGCCGTTGGAGATATTACGCGTAGACTCAAGGGGCTGGCGAAGGAGTTAAACGTCCCGATCATCTGCCTGTCGCAGCTTTCCCGCGATTTGGAAAAGCGCACCGACAAGCGCCCGATGATGGCCGACCTGCGGGAGTCCGGAGCGATTGAACAGGACGCCGACCTGATTCTGTTTCCCTACCGGGAGGCGGTTTACTGCGACAAATGCAAGGCCGGTAACTGTGACATCTTGCATCACGAGCGCAGGGCGGAACTTATCGTAGCCAAGCAGCGCAACGGCCCAACGGGTGCTATTAAGCTGGTGTGGTTGCCTGAGTTCTCGCGCTACGGAAACCTTGAAGAGATACGAGGTGTGGCATGACCGGTAAGGAGGCTAGGAATGGCCGGGCCTAAACAAGACTACCTCGTAGATTGCTACTGCCCTCGCTGCAACGGCGCGAAAATACCTCAATCCACATGGCTGATACACAACTGGCAGGCAACGTCGAGAACGTCATGGATGGCTGAGGACTTGGCGGCGCTCAAGCAGATATGGGGCAGGGGAGAGCGGTTGGTGGATTATCTCAAACAGCAGGAGGGGTGATGGCTATTTTCGGTTGTTGCGTGTCAATTTTAATCGGACTGTGGCTTCTCGTTGGTAGTTTCGGGGCTATGTGGCTGGCTCTTGGGTTCACAGGGAAGTTTGGCCTCGAGAGTGTCGTGTGTGGCGGTGCGGCATTAATCGGCGTCTGGATGATTTGGTTCGGGTTCGCCAGTTTGCCATTCAAAATTGTTGCAGTTTAACGACCAATAGCGAAAGGAGCGCAGATGCTAACATGGCCGCAGAAACGCAGGGTATTCAGGGCAGCATGGATTCTCCGGCATGAATCGGAAATATTGCCGGACGCAATACAGCCAGAAGAAAGGGTGCAGACAGGCGGCAGGGGTGGAGGTAGGACGTTTTTGGAATGGGCGATTGACTTCTTATCCTGCGGCGATTCGCTGGCGATCAAGTCAATTTACTTCGGCACCCAGGATTACAACCCGGTACCGAAGGAGTTGAGAAAACCGCACAGGACGTTTTGGAAAGAGGTTGCGAGGAGGAGGCTTGAAAACTCTGGCTTGCATATTGCCGATCTTGTCTACGGTACGACTGAGCAGGGCGATAAAGGCGAATAAAAAATTTTGTCTAAACCGGCAAATTCGATATACTAAAAGGTTATGCAAAAATCCCTTGACAATTTTTTTTAGCGATGTTAGCTTATAAAGTATCTTGAGAGAATTAGGTAAGCGCAGGGCTGTGGAGAGATTCGCAGCCCTTTTTTTATCAAAGCACACCGTAAAACCCGGTCAGTTCACGGCCGGGAGGATGTCAATTAGCTCACCTTCCATGTGGAGGCGGAGTTACAAGGCCGTTACGGTAATCCACGTAGCGCCCTTAGCCTATTCTGCCTCCGGGCATATAACGGCGACAACCCGTGTTAGCCGTGCGGCGTCTGCCAGTGGCGCGTAAGCACTGGACCTCCTCTCCTCCTGTAGCCGCTGTTACTCTCCAAAGTAGCAGCGGCACTTTTTATGGAGCAGCGCATGGACGTATGGCCCACACCGGAACAATGGCGGCAATACTACATCGACCTAGCTGCACAATGCGGTGGCGAGGTGCCTATCGGCTACCCGCTAATTATCCAGTGGGTATGCGAGTGCGGGACGGACAACGCCACGGTGGAGGGAGAGCGCAGAAGATGCACGAACAAGGCCTGTCACATTTTGAGGATTAAATGAAAACACGCTGCCGCTGCGAAATAAGGGGAAAAGACGGCGCATGCTGCCGGGGATGCCAAGACCGGCATAAATGTCCGCAGGCGTGCCTCATCGCGAGTGGCGAGTTGCCGCAGAGCGAGTGCAGAGGCGGGGATATTTACGGGGAGGTGGAGTGATGACGGGTTACAGTTGCGGTTATTGCGGTTATTGTGGTTTTGTGTTGGAGAACAACGGAGAATTTTTGCAGTGCAGTAACGAGAGGTGTGTATCAAGGCAACCACCAGTGACGCACGACAAGCAAGGCGAGTTGGCCGACATGGTTAACCATCCACCGCATTACACGGACACCGGGGTCAGGTGCAAATGCGGGGAGCCTATCGAGGTTATCCAGGTGACGCGAGAGCTTAATTTCTGTTTGGGCAACGTGGTCAAGTATGTGCTGAGGGCTGGGAAAAAAGGTGCCGCTATCGAGGATCTGAAAAAGGCGCGCCGGTATATCGACTTTGAAATCGAGAGGCTGGGCGAATGAAAATAGTTTACGAAATAGCCGTCACCTTGGCCCATGTCGCGGCCTTATCTGCCGCCTGCGGGTTTGGGTTAACCTCCGGCGTTATTATGGCGTGTGTCCTATGGGGATAACTCGGGACTGCAAAACCTGCCGATGGAGCGACAAGCCGCTGGATTTTGAGGCGTGCCAACAGTGCGCGCAACGCAAAAAGGGCGGCGGCGTGGAGATGAGCAACTATGAAAAAGCCCCGCGTTAACGGGGCTGGGTTTTATTCCGTGGATACTGCCGGTGCCACTCATTTTCTGCGGGATGATGTAGGTGGTCATTTGTTGCCTCCTTGGTTGAGTTCTCGTTGTGCAAGCCTGTCAATCGCTAACGCTATCACCCTGGCATCGGAGTCTATACCGAGTTTGCGGCGCAACTCCTTGATCTGTGATAGCGTTAGCGGCTGCATACGGTATGTGCGGCGGTTGTCGGTCATTAGCATTTTCTCCCGCTGGAGAGGGTGCGGGGTTAGGGGTTTATCCATTTTTCGCATCCCACACGGTCAGACTGCAGAATTCAAACTTTAACAAGTTCGTCTTCATGTCCTAGCATGTCTATCATATAGCACCGGCCTTGTTCATCTTGGAAATACACCCCGCGATAACCAAGGGTTTTAGCGGCTTTAGCAGTAATAGCTTGGATGGTCCAACTATCCTCGGCGTCAATGTC